TTTGTTTTTCTCAAAGCTCTTTTGCATTTCTTTCAGGATGGTAAACAGCGGGCGCATGTTGCCTTTTCCGTCCGCCGTCTTCACCTTCAGCTCACCGAGCGCGGCGGCAGCGGTGCCCGTCGGTGCCTGCAAGCGGGTGATCACCGCACGGGCACCGGTGCCCGCCATCGAGCCGGTGATTTTGGCATCCGCCAGGGCGGCCGCCATCGCGGCGGTTTCTTCGACGCTGATACCGGCCTGCTTTGCCACCGGCGCGGCGTAGGTCATGGTGTCAGACAGCCCTTCAAAGGTGGCGGCAGACTTATTCATGGCCGTGGAAAGCACATCACCGATGTGCGACACGGTGTCATTGGTCATGCCAAACGCGGATTTCACGCCCATCAGCAGGGTGGCGTTTTCCTCCATGGTGCGCTTGTTCGCCAGGGACAGATTCAGGATGGTCGGCGTCGCTGCCAGAATGCCGTCCTTGTCCGCGCCGGATTTGGCGACGATGATTTGCGCGGCGGCAGCATCGTCGGCAGAGGCGGCGGTGTTGTCGCCGAGCTGCCGCGCCTGGGTGCGCAGCGCGGTCATGTCGGCGGAGTCTTTTTCCAGGCCAAGCGTTGCCTGTAATTCTGAGTTTTTCAGGGCAAAGTCATAGCCGGGCTTGAGCATCCCGACACCCGCCGCCGTGCCCGCAGCGGCTATGCCCACGCCTGCCGCACCGGCGGCGGTCACGCTTCCGGCCAGCTGTTTACCGGCCTGATAACGTCCTCTTACCGCGTTGAGTTTGGCCTGCTGCGCGCTGACGCGTGCCAGAGATTCACGCTGCCGGTTGAGTTGAGCGGTGGTTTCACTTATGGAGGTTCTCAGGCGGCGTTCAGATTCAGAAAGGTTGCGGGTACTTATCCCCGCCTGCGACAGCTCGGTGCGCTGACGCTGCACCGACTGCCTCAGCCCGTTGAATTTAGTCTGCAACTCCTGGGCGGTGCGCTTCGCGGACTCCATGGCCTGCGTCTGCGCGCGGGTAGGATTGGCGGTATTTCTGAACTGGATCGCCAGCGCCTGCGCTTCCGTTTTGGCGTCTTTGAGCTTTTGAGCCGTGACGGCCATCTGGGCGCTGGATTTTCTGAACCCGTCAATTCTCCCCGCCTGGGCGTTCAGGTCTTTGAGGCTGTTTTGTGAATTGCGGATATCGCCAGACAGCGCTTTACTGGCGTTTTGCACCGCTTTAAACGGGCGGGTCGCCTGGTCAACCGCCTTTAACAGCACCTCTAATTTTAAGTTACTCACTGTCGGTGGCTCCGCTGCGCTGCATGGCCTTATGACGCCACGCGCAAAGCTCGGTCAGCGTCATCGGGTTCATTTCTGACGGCGGCCAGTGAAAGATCACCGCGATGTCCGCCATCAGGTCATCGACCGCCAGGGTCGGGGGAAGTTTTACTGTTCCGATTTCGGCGATAAAAAACCAATCACCTTACCCGCCAGGGCAATCAGGTCGGGCAGGTTCAGGCTTTTGCAGTCCTGAACTGTCAGGTTCGGCACTGTAATACGCGGCAGGATCACGGTCAGCGCGTCAACGTCGGCATTCGCCAGCGCCGCCAGGCCAATCCCGCGCAGGTGTCCCGCGTTCGGTTTGATGATTTCAATCTGAGTGATCAGGGTGTCGCCGCGTTTGATCGGTTCTTCCAGGATAACGATGTTTTCATTCTGTTCTGACATAGCGGTGTCTCTTATTCAAAGTTGAGGTTTTGCGCCGGAGTCCGGCGCGGGTTACGGATTACAGGCCAATGTTTTTGCGGTGCTCCGCCACGCGGTCAACGCCGCCGACGATTTCCACCATGTTCACGGTATCGACTTCGATCATGTCTTTGCCGTCAATCACCAGCTTGAAATAGGTGCACTGGGTAGTGATTTTTGTTTCGGTGTCTTCGCCCTGTTTGTACTCGCCAAAATCCATTTCCTTGTGGCGTCCGCGCATCGTGACTTCCACGGCGGAGGTGTCGCCGGTGTCGTCACGCTGGAAGGAACCGGCAAAGCGCAGCGGCACGGCATCCACTGCGCCCCACTGCTGCAACACCAGTTCATCCAGTCCGCCCACCGTCCACTCAAAGCTCAGCGCGTCGTCGTCCAGGCCGAAATCAATGGAGGCAGAACCGGTCATGCCGCCGCCGCGATAGTTTTCCAGCTTGCGGGTCAGCTTTGGCAGCGTCAGAGCGCTGACCATGCCGAGGTAGCTGTTCCCGTCGTTAAACAGGTTCAGGTATTTCAGTTTCTTAGGCAGTGCCATGTTTTAGCGCCTCTTAGCTGTTAACGGACGTGGCGAACGTCGCCAGGTACTGATCGGTGATGCGCTGACGCAGGGTCAAATCTTCCAGCGGCGGCACCGGCGTATAGTCGTAATCAATGAACAGCTTGCCCGCTTTCAGGGTTTCGACGGTATTGGCTTCGGGGTCATACCAGCAGTTGCCATCAATGATCAGACCGGCGGTTTTCATTTCGCGCAGCTTGGCGTTAATGCCCGCAATCATGTCTTTGATAAGCGTCGGGGTGACGGGTTTGTCTGATGCCCACATATGCCCTTCGGCGATGGTGTCCGCCAGCACCTGCGCGGTGCGGGTGTAGTTCTCAAAGAGGTAAAGCGGATCATCAGAGCAGGTGCGCTGTCCCCAGAACTTAAAGCCGTCCTTGCGGATAAGGGTGGTGACGCACGCCTGGTTCAGCAGGTCGGCATCGGTGCCGGTGGTCTGCAAATCCCAGTAGACGCTGGCAGACAGGCCGGTGACGCCGTTGATACCGACGTTAGAAAGCGTTTTGTGCCAGCCGGTTTCGGCGTCGATTTTGGCACGCAGGCCGAGGGCGTAAGCCGTCGCGGGGGCGATGTCGCTGGCGTTCGTGGTGGTGTTCCAGGCCACGAAATCCGGCCAGACAACCATCAGCTCACGCTGGCTGAAATTGTCGCGGTACTTTATGGCATCGGACACGGTTTTGCAGCCGTAGGCGCTGACGTAGCCGAAGGCGCGCAGCTGCTGACAGACGGCGGCGAGTGCGGTGGCGACGTCCTGATTATCCAGCCCGGGCACGCCGAGAATGCGCGGCTTAACACCGAGTTCAGTTTGTGCGGACAGCAGGGCTTTCATGCCGGTATACATGCCGGTTTCATCCGTGCCGCCGATGATGTTGGAGGTGGTTTCCGCGTCGGTTTCGCCTTCCTTGACGCGCACGACAACGACAACGGGTTTAGCCTGATTGGCGATAGCCATCAGGGACTGATAAAGCGTGCCATCTTTTCCCGCCTTGCCTGCGGCGGTCAGTACGTTGGTAATGAGTACCGGCGTATCCAGCGGGAACGCGTCGGCATCGGCATCGGATGCCGTGCAGACCATCCCGATGATGGCGGTGGAAACGGTGGAGATAACGCGGGTACCGTCATTGATTTCAACAACGCGCACACCGTGATGATAATCAGCCATGGTGTTTTTCCTGTGATTGGGGTGACGTCAATCATCGCGTGTTGTGTACGCGCAGGCACGGCGGGAAGGGTGTTTGAACAATGGCACAACGTGGTTGCTACACAGTCAAATTTGACTGTGTTACCAGGCGCTGGCCAACACGGTCAGATATGACTGTGCTCGATACAAAAAAGCCCCTTTCGGGGCGATGATCAGGCGGGGATTTCAGGCCAGTCAATATCCGGCGCAGCGGACAAGTCCAGACGGTTAAGAGCTATGCGGTATGCCTTCCAGATTTTCAATTCCGCTACACCTGATTCTGTACTGAGATCCAAATCAATTTCATCCTGCAATATATTGATGCGGGTAGTCGCTTCGGAAATCTTAGACGCAGCAATAGTTTTCGCGGCTTCTGCCGTAAGTTCGACGACCCGTGGCGCACCCTGAATCACTTCACCATCAATGTATTGAGAGTCCTGACCAATAGACTCAAATACATCAGCAGATAATATCATTAGCCCCTGCTGCGTATAGATTGCCGCCTCCGCTGCGGTAAATGCAATCATCATGCTATCGACGTAATTGTTTTTATCCACACCAATGAAATATCGTTTTTCGTAAACAGGTAGCTCAATATCACTGTCCGGCTCAATATTTGTATTCATAATTTACTCACCAAATTGCTAATAAATTGACGTTCAAAGCGGAATTGCTGGCGTTATAAATATTCGCACCACTGCCAGATGCACCGTTGAACCACGCTTTCAGCTCCCCGTTGAACGTCGAAATAAATAAGGCCGGAGTACCGGAAAAACCGGCGGGGAATGTCCACGTTGTCGTCGTATTGGCCGGTAAAGATAAGTTTTGTCTACACCATTGCGGACCATTGGGCAGTTTAACCCACGCACCATTCCCATTGCTGCCAGACTGGAATTGGTCAAGACGTACTGCGTGCCCCCATGACGTGGCCTGCGCGACATCAAATGTCTGCACCGGAGAGCCTGCAAGCAATGCCCTTTTCGCCGCGGCGGCATTAAGCTGGGCGAGATTCACGGCATGCCCGTTAGCCGTAGCGGCAGCGCCAATCACTGGACCGGTACAGAAGAAAGTTCCATCATTTCGATGATTGAAATACCCTTCATTTCCGCCACCAAACACATGAAAGTCTATGGAGTGGTAATTCCCCGTGCTTTCATAATGGTACACATCAACTTTAGCGTCAGAGCCTGACCGGCCATTAATACGCGTCCAGTTAGTCTGGTAGTCATTGCCAGATGCATAGTTACCGTTTTTGGTCATCCAGTCAGAGCCAGTCACCGCCAGATAGGGGGTGCTCACCCCGTCACTGCCAACCGTGCCACCCTTAGCTGGAAATGCCCCCACATTATCCGCATTAAGACCGATATCCTTTGTACCATCAAACGCCACACCGGCAATTTTGCGGGCTGTGGCAAGCTTGGTAGCCGCGACAGCCGTCCCGCCAACAGGTAACGCGCCGACGTCTTCCGGTGTCGGTTTATTGTTGGTGCCATATACGGCGACCCACGGGCGCCATGGTCCATCCTTACCGTTCCAGTTGGTAGAAAGTCCGCGCATCCAGACGTTACAGGTATCAAAAGTGATATACATCTGCTGACAGCCGTAGGCGCTGCCGGTGACAAACAGCGTGCCCGCCTTGGCTTCCGGATAATTCCTGTCAGGTGTTGCGGAGGCGTTGGCTGACTGGTGATAAACAGCAGCCTGAACCGCCGACAGGCCAAAACCTACCGTGTTCAGGTCAGTTGAGCCAAGGGCAGTATTTGCCGCAACGGAACCGGCGGTGCTGGCCTGCACCCAGTCACGCCAGGGTCCATCAGTGCCATTCCAGGTGGCATTTAATGCCCGCGTCCACACCATGCCGGTATTTTGCACCGTGTAACGCTGCAATACGCCGCCCGTCCAGGACGCAGGGATCACCTCCAGTACACCCGCCGCCTGCGAGCCTGCCGGATAGCCGTTTGCTACCGTGGCATTCGCGCCGGTGCTTTGCACATACAGGCCAATTTTCTCCAGGTTAAACGTGTTGATGTTCACGGTGCCCAGAATGGCAGAAGCGACAGGCAGCGCGCCCACCTCGGAAGCCGTCGGCGGATTGGCGGTGTCGTAAACTTTGCGCCATCCAAACGGCAGCACACCGTCCGTCACGCGCCATTGCCAGCCCGTCGGGTCTGTCGTGCTGACCGTGCCCACGCGCACGTAAAGGGTTCCTGTCGTGCAGTGCAGATACTGGGTCAGCGTCGCGCCTGCGTTGTAGAACCGGCGATAGGTCATCAGCGTATCCGCTGCCTGAAACGTCGCGCCCAAAGGGTGGTCATCAAAGAATCCCGCCAGGGTGACACCGCCAGTCAGCACAGTAATCGACGGATCATAAATTGTCTTCACCGTAGCGTTATCGACGCTTACCAAAATATTACTGACTGCCCCAACGTCCGCCGCCGCCAAGGTAATGTCAGTACCCAGCGCTTTATTATTGACCTTGCGTGTGGAAGGTACGCGGGCGTTGGCATTATCGTTGGCGGCCTTCACCGCTTTCGGCGTGGCGGCCAGGACTTCGCTGGTACTGCTGACCGAACTGCTGAGCTGGACAAAACCCTTTGCCGTTAGCGTACCGTCGGGATGGTTACGGGATTTTTCATGCGCCGCCAGCAGGTCATTCACATACTGTTCCGTTGCCATAATCACCGAGTCGTCGATCAGCAGGCTGATCGCTTCGGTGTTGCTGACCGCAATCACCATGCGCAACGTCTGCGTGCGGCCTGAACCTTCCGCCAACGTCGGCTTGTACGTGTCCGCCATATTGCAGACGGCAATCAGCGCGCCGTCGTCAGCAAACAACCCCATTTCACGCATCCAGAAGCCGCCGACGCTGGCAGAAATCACCGCCTCGGCAATAATCCAGTTTGCATGGGAGGGATCGAGTTTTAAGGAGTTGAGCGGCGTGCGGTACACCTCTTTAACCAGTTGGGTCTGGGTGGCGACGGGCGTTGTCGCCTTGCCGTTGCCGTCACCGACGGCAAGCTGCGTAATGTTGATGTCAGTCCCCGCCGCAATGGCTGCCGCGATACGCGACTGACCGAGCGTGGTGACGACGGATTTAAATGTGCTCATAACGTCCTCTTATGCGGGGTAAACGGTCAGCAGTTCGCCGATGTACTGCGCTGCGCCAATGTAAACATCGCCTTTAATATCCTGGGTGATGGTCAGGCCGATCAGATGGCGGCTGGCCGGTTTGGCGTCGGCAATCAGTCTTTCCATCTCTACATACATTTCTTCGGTGATGCCGGTTTCCAGCACGCCGATGTCCAGGCGAAACGTGCCTGGCTCGTCATTCGTTTCCCACCACTCGGTCACGTTAATCAGGTAGCCGAGCGGCTCCACCACGCGCCGGATGGCACCGATGGTTCCTTTGTGGCAGTGAATAAACCATGCCGACTGAATGACGCGGCGCTTTGTGGCGACAGGCCAGTTTTCATCCCATCGGTCTACCGACAGCGCCCACGCCAGGTACGGCAAAAACTTTGCCGGACAGGTCAGCGGATCCCAAAGTTGCCGCAGCGGCACCGGCACGTTTTCAAGCGCCGCGCAGGCATCGGCGGCGGCGACTTCCAGCGCGGAGGAACCAGCGGGCAGCAGGCGATCACTCATCGTAACCGCCCACTTTCAGGGTGTACGCGGTGCAGAATGACGCCTGCGTTTTATCCAGCTCGATGTCAGCGGCGGGGTTTTTCAGCTCCACCCGTTGCACGCCTTCAACGTGCAGCGCGGCATAAATGGCGGACAGCCGGATGTCGCGGCCTAAACGGTGCTGCGCGGTGGTGTAGGCGATAAGCTTCGCCTCGGCGGCTGCGCGGATGGGTTCGGCTTCCGGACCAGGGAACAGATACAGCACGGCATCAATGGTGTAACTGACCACGGTGGCAGACTGGACGGTCACGCGGTCAGCCACGGGGCGCACGTTCTCGTCATTCAGCGCGGCCTGAACCACGGCCAGCAGGTCAGCGGGGGCGGTGCCGTTGCCGGTTTGTGCCAGCACGGAAATCGTCACGCAGGCAGGCGACGGACTGATCACCGAAATATCCGCCACCCGCCCGTCAGCAGAGCGCCCGTGATACTCATAGGAACCAATCGGACCGGCCACGCTCAGCCCTTCAAACGCCTGCTGCGCACGGATACGCAAATCAGCATCGCTTTCCATGACTGCCGCCACGGTGGGCACGCTGACCGTATCCGCAGGCGTGATCGTCAGACGTTCCACGCTGAACGTGGCGGCGATATTGTCCAGGTCTGTTCCGGTGGCATAAGCCAGCATCACCGCCTGCGCCGCCTCGTTTACCCGCTGACGCAGGATCACTTCGCGGTAAGCGTTCTCCTCCAGCAGCTTCACAATCGGTTCAGACTCCAGGGTCAATGTGCGGGCGATGGCGGCTTGCTGGTCTTCGGGGTAAAGCGACACCAGCGTGGCTTTACGCTCCGCCAGGAGGATTTCGTAATCCAGCACCTCCACCACGTCGGGGGCGGGTAACTGGCTCAGGTCGATAGTTGCCATGGTTAGCTCACGGGTAGGGTTAAGGAAATGGCGGCGGACGTGTCTTTGCGGGTGCCGGTGAGTTCCACCACGGCTTTCCCGTCGAACGTCGTTTCAAAGGTGATGCCGGTCAGGCTGACGCGTGGCTCCCACTTGAGGATCGCGCTGTAACAGGCCGCCATGATTTGCAGGCGCAGCGCCGCATTCTGCGGGCGGTCAGTCAGCTCAGACAGCAATGAACCATAGTCACGGCGCATGACGCGGGAACCGACGGGCGTGCGCAGAATGTCGCTGACCGACTGCTGAATATGTGCCAGGTCTTCGACGCTGCGCCCCGTGTCGCTAGCCAGACCGATGTATTTCGCGTTAGTCATTTTTGAACAATAAATAGAGACCAATAACACCCACCAACCACCAGCCAGGCGTACCGTTAGCCAGCATCACGCCCGCTGTGGTTGCAGCGAAAACAGACAGAAAAACTCTTAGATTCTTACTCATACAATCCTCTTTATGTTGTCGGTACGCCGGTACTGCCGCCGCCCGTCTGGACGCCACTGTGTTTATGGGTATGAACAACGATGCCGTTTGACGTAAGGCTGCCGCCTGAATGGGTGAGGTTGCCGGTTAGGGTGCCGCCCTGTTTCACCTCCAGGCTGCCCGTCGTGAGCTTGTTGGTGCAGACCACTTCGGGCGTGTCTAGCGTGATGCGGGTTTTCGCCGTGCAGGTAATCAGCGGAGCAGTCACAACCACCTTATCCGAGGCGTTCACTGTGGCGGACTTGATGCCGGTTGCCAGCAGCCCACCGGTTTTTGGTTCGTACTCGATCACCGCGCCATCAGGGAAAGTGACGTGCATGGCATCGGCTGACGCCGACGGCGCAGGAAATTCATCAGAAAAAACGGCGGGCATCACAAAGGCGGTGTCGAGTTCGCCACCCAGGCAGAACAGTAGAACCTGTTCACCGGCGGACGGCGCCCACCAGGAACGGGAACGCCCTGCGCGGGAGGTCAGCCAGTGCAGCCAGTCGGTGACGTTGCCGCCGGTGTTCACGCGACAGGTGCTTGCAACCAAATCCACCTCGGCAACGGTGCCAATGCGGATCAGATTGCGCAGCAGGCGCGGAAAGTCTTTGTTTGGGATGGATGTATTCATGGATAAAAGAATGCCGCCCTGTCATGCGGCATACAATTTGAGGCGGGTTGATGGCGGGTGGCACAACGTGGGGATTACTGACTCAGCAGTTTCATCAATTCATCTTCCACTATCTTCATATCCTCTGCATCCAGCCCTAACAATGGACGCGCCGGATACTGCATTTCTTTAGCACGGACGGACGGGCGATCCCGCAGCCCGTACTGATGCACCTTCGCCATGCGCTGAACCTGTCCGGTGAATTCCACTACCGCGTCGTCAGCGGTGCCTTTGGCCTTCATGTATTTTGCCGTGCGCAGTTTGGCGAACATTTCCCGCTTAATGCGGCCTTTCTTTGCCCGCAAAGGCTGCGGGCGGCGCGGGGTGAATGGCTGCCTTTCCGGCGTGATCTGCTGCTTAATGCGCTGCTGCTGATGTTTGCGCAGACGCTTCGCAATGGTCGCCGCCATCGCCTTCCGGCTTTGTGGTGACAACGCGGCAATCAGCCCCGCCAGGCGGCTATCAAACGCTGACAGCTCACTCATTCCACTGACTCACTAACTCGCCGTGCAGATACAGTTCACGCGGCCTTTCTACCGGCTCAGGCAGCGGAGGTTCCGGAAAATGCTCCACATACAGACCGGCATCAATCTGTTTCACGATCACCCGCTCGGTGAGCTGCACATCAATCGCGATATCGTAGGAACCATCATCCAGCATATCAGCCTTAAATTTAAAGCCGGTCTGCTGCTTTTCCGGTGTCGCCATGATGTCCGGTTGATTCTCACGCAACCACGCCAGGATCGGCACAATAATCAGATCGCAGTCCTGGGCAAAGTTGGTGATCAGCAGCTCGGTCTGATACTGGTATTCAAATGACAGCGAACTGGCTAACGTGGAAACGATACGCCCGTTATCCACAAACATCCGCAGGGTGTCGGGGCTGGTTTGCAGCACTGGCACGGCGTCAGTTAAGGCTTTTCGCAACTGTGCGGGTTTTAACACGGTGTTCCTCCTGGCATTGTTTGACCGCTTCCACCTGGAGGCCGCAGGCTATCAGCTCGGCCTCCAGGTTTCTGACATCGGCGCTTAGGTCGCCGTTAGTGACTGGTGCGCTTGCCGGTATCGGGCAACTGGTTACCGCCGGACAGCCAATGTAAATAATCTGCGGAGCTGGCAAACGCGGGACGTGCGTGCATCCGGCTAATGCCATCAGGCAGAGCAGCAGCGTACCAATCACGCATTTCCTGATTTTCATTAAGTAACCTTTGAAGGTGAATTTCACGATCCCGCGCTAACTGTCCCGCTTGTGAGAGCTGTGTGCGCAGACTTTGTTCCTGGCGTTCCCGCGTTACGGCCTCATCGTTCAGGCGGTGAATGGCGTTGTCGCGGCTTTCAATACCGGCGGACAGCGTGCCGATAATGCGCTGCGCCTGGTCGGCTTTTTCAGTCAGGCCACCGATACGCCAGGTTTGCAACCCCGCCAGTGCGCAGGCTGCCAGCAGTAACAAAATTAAAATGCGCATCAGACACCCCGCAGGCAGTAGGCCAGCTCATTCGCGCGGCGGCGCTCCAGCCCGGTGACGCGGACACCGTTCACAAACACCCAGCGCGGCAGCTGTTCGCAGGCTTTTCGCCATTCCCCCTTGCTGATAAAAAACGCCAGCGTGGACTTACACGCCGCCGTCACGCCGACGTTAAAGGCAAAGGACACCACGGCGTCATATACGGGCTGCGGCATGGCAACCGGCATACATCGGGCAATGCCTTTCTCCACCCGCATCACGTCTTCCACCAGGTTCACGGCGGCCTGGCGTTCGCTGATGTGCGTTTGCGGTTTCACGCCTGCGGTGTGCCCGATGCCGTTTGTCCAGACGCCCGCGCTGCATTGATAGGCTGACAGGCGGCAGCCTTCAAAATCGGCAATCAGTGCCAGACCGGCGGCGGAGGTTTTCAGGGTCTGCGTTTGCGGCAGCAGCGCGGCAATCGCCAGGACGGCGGCGACGGCGCAGCGTCTAACGATTGATGGCTGCATTAATGTCCCCTCTGATGCCCATTTCTTTCAGCAGGCGGTAAGTTTTGCGCCGGTAGTACCAGTTCACCAGGAAAGTCGCGACGCCGACGGCGGCACCGACTAAAAAGGCAATATCCTGATAAGACATCCCACCCAGCCAGGCCAGAAACACGGCAATGCAATAACAGATAAACGAGGTGATGCGCTCCATGGTCATCAGTCCCAAAGTGAGACGGTTTCACTGACTGCGGCCTGGGTAATATCCGGCAGCTCCACCGCGTAGCCATGGGGCAGGATTGCCCCCTGAGCGGCTAAGCCAAAGTTAGCCGTGTAAACTTTTTCAACTACCGATTCCGTGCGCCCGTAGTACCGCCAGCAAAGCGAATCTACGGTGTCGCCCTGTTCGGCATAGACTTTCATCAGAGCAGCCCGATGATGCAGTGAGACACACCGGCGACGTCGCTGATCGCGTTGCGCCCGTCCCGCCATAAATCATCCACCGTACTTTCCACGATCTCGGCCTTTTTGCTGCCCTTGTCCGTGGTGTCGTTATTCGGGTAACGCTCCGCCAGGAAGGCCGCCGCAATAGACGCCACGGCGCGCTGATAGGCGCAGACCTTCACGCTTTCATCATCAATCTGATCGGCAGGAACATCAGCCAAGCGTTTATAGCCCTGCGAAATCTGCGCATCGCGAAAGCTGAAAAGCTCGGCATTCACTTCGGTCATGGCAAACTTTGCGGCAGTCCTCAGCCGTTTAGCGGTGACGGTGCCCTCCAGGCGCAGGGTGTCACGCAGCTCAACCGGATCGACATCAGGCCAGAAATGGGTGTTTTTAATCGCGGGTTCCGTCGCGGCGTCCGGCTTTGGTGCAGGTACAACAAGAGACATAATGACCTCTGAATAGGTGGACGGTGGACGCCAGCGTTGAACAAGGTCACTGACCTGTCGCGGCTGGCGTGCCGTCCGGCGCGGGGCGCGTTCTGTTTAGCCGTTGGCTGCCTTTTTTATGGCTGATTCCAACCGCTCAATGTCTTTTTTAACGCCGCAGTTTGCATTCAACTGAAATGCACGTTTCAGATGTTCCAGGGCAAGCGTGGGTTTCTCGGCTTCGCGGTATACATAACCGGTGATTTTGTGCAGCTTCGCCCTCACCTGATCCGGCATATCCTGGCTTTCCGTCAGTTCCATCGTGGTCATTAGTACGTCGAGGCTCACCGGCTCACCGGCGGCATAGGCGCGGGTGCTCATATCGGCGATTTCCTCAACCACCACATAAGCAGCCGGACGTGAACCAAAAGGCATAGACAGCTTGTATTTCAGTGCATAGCGGGCGATTTCCAGCGCACCGGCATAATCACCGGCGTCAATACGCCAGACCATGACGGTCATCAGGATGGCGTCCTGTGCGCCTTTGCCTTCGGACAGCACGCCATCCACCCACGGCACGTAATCGGGCAGCATGGAGCGTTTCAGCTCCGCTTTCTTTTCGGTGCTGTGCGTCTTTTTCAGGGTTTTCATGTCTGCATTAAGCTTTTGCAGCAGCAATTCATAGCCGGTGGAATGACGCAGCAGGCGGGGATCCTGCTGCGCGGCCTGAATGGCAGACTGCCGCAGCAAATGCTGACGGGCAGGGCTAATCATGGCTTATTCCTTCGGTTCTTCAGTTTCAGTTTCGGTTTCGGTTGCTTTGCCAGACGCGACTTTGATAGCGGCAGTCAGTGCCGCAGCCAACTCGCTGATATCAGTTTTTTCCGGCGCAGTTTCCTCGGCGATAATTTCAATGTTTTCAACCAGAGCACCGCAGCCGTAATCTTCCACCACGTAATCCTCATTAATAGATTCGTAGTTTTCGATGCGGTCACGCTTTGGCACTTCCTCAATGTGACGGCGGTGTGTGCCGTCCTGCCAGTAAATCGACAGGTTATCCAGGCGGGTGACAAACATGGCATTAGCCGGGAAACCAGGCACGCGGACAGCAGGCAGATTGCCGATACGCTTTTGACTGACAATCAGGTCAGCTGCCAGTGTCTCTGTGTTGGCTTGGTTTTTATTAACCAGCGGGAAATACTTGTCAGCCAGCAGCTTACGACCGCAGATCACCACCAGGTCAGTGTCGTCCTGAAAAACGGGATCAATCAGTTCGTTAACGGCATCAAAAACCACCGCATCCAGATTTTTATAGGTGTTGTCGCCACCGACTTTGACCGGCGCAGCCGTGGTTTTTCCGTCGGCGTCAGTTTTGCTGCCCAGCACGCGCTGCGGTGCATTGAGGCGGTACTTTTGCAACCAGCCCACGCCGACGTCCTGCAATAGCGGATTCTGAATGCGGTTTGATGTTGGTGCGCGGGCTACGCCATTAAAGCCGACCAGGATACGATCCAGCGCCTGACGCTTGATGATGGCGTCACGCAGGCGGGTCTGGAAATCGTTATAACGCGCCCACAAATCCAGCTTGTTATACATCCAGTGAAAATCGTAGTTGGTCTTGGTGCAGTGATATTGCTCCTGATCCAGCTTGGTGAAATCAGCCGTTTCACGCTCGTCACCGCCGTCCGTATTTGCCGTGCTGGCAATCGTGCCGGTCACGCCAACGCCCACTTTAGCGCCAATCATTTCGTCTACCGGAATGATGTTGATACGGGTCAGAAACTCTGACGATTCCTGTAAGCGGGTCATCAGCGTCTGCGTGACCGATGGCTCAACGTTAAATTTTTTGCTCAGCGTATCAGGCTCAACGTTGTTAAGTTTTGCGAGCTGGGAGAGGAACGCATTAAATTTAAAGCGCGTTTCTTTTTTCATGACCTGTTTCCTAATGAAGAATTCAAATGTGATGGAGTACGGGATCAGCAGTCGGTGACTGTTTCGTCTGCCCCTGCGCCGCCGGTTGCCTGCGGACGCTTACTAAAGGTGTGTGCCGGTTCTTTCTCCAGCTTGCTTTTCAGCGCGCTGAATTCGGTGTGATCGGCAGAAGTGGATTGCTCCAGAGCATCAAGGCGCTTCACCAGCCCAGACAGCTTGGTTTCCTGCTGTTCGAGACCGGTCTGAACGTGATCGGCGACCTGAGCCACGGCGTCATGCACATCAGAAAAACGGGCATCATCTGAGGCAGATTTGCGGGAAAAAGCTTGTTTAACACGATCAACCAGTGACGGACGGCTTTCGATTTCCTCAAATTCCAGCGTGGTTTCTTCTGCTGCTGTAAAGAGGTTTTCAGCGTCCTGTTTGCGTGCCGCCAGCGGGTTCTGCTGCGCCTTTGCACTGAATCGCAGGTACTCGGTGCCCAGGCTTGCGGGGCTATCAGTTACAGCCAGGCCAATAAGATAAGCTTTGCCGGTGTCAGAGAATTTCGGGTTTACTTCAATGGAGGTGTAAACCTTCTGACGGGCTTTCACCATCGACACCAGATCCGGCGTAGGGTCGATATCGGCATACAACGCCAGCTTGCCTTTCAGCGCGCCGTCGGTAATTTCCTCGGCAGTGACACCGGTGACGTCGCCATACATACGAAATGCACTATCAGGGAAATACCCCTTGATGTGCTCCATATTGATGCGAGCGCCGTAGACCTTCGGGTCATAACTTGCCGCCATCTGTTCAATCCATTCACGGGTGATTTCGCGCCCGTCGGTGGTTGCACCCTCTACGCAAATACGAAAGCGCTTTGCTTTAACTGTCATTTTTTCTGACTCCAGTCGGTGTGTACTTCTGAGAAATCCAAGTTTCCCGACTCACGCCCGACACCGCCAGCCGATGCGGGTTGATGCTCGATGGCACAACGTGGGCAGCGCGAAAAGCCGCAGGCCAGGCGGTAACGTGGCGGCATGAATACATCAAACGCCACCATCATCAGCGACCCGCGCCGACAGGCGGCACTGCTTTACTGGCAGGGTTTTTCTGTGCGGCAAATTGGGGAAATGCTTAGCCAAAAAACGCCAACCGTGCAGAGCTGGAAAACGCGGGATAAATGGGAAGACATCGCCCCGATTTCACGCGTAGAAACCAGCATGGAAGCGCGGCTGATTCAGCTCGTCATGAAAGATGTTAAGGAGGGAAAGGACTACAAAGAGATCGACCTGTTAGGCCGACAGATTGAACGCCTGGCAAGGGTCAACCGATACAGCCTGACCGGCAGTGAGGCGGATTTAAATCCGAACGTTGCGAACCGTAACAAAGGCGAACGGAAAGCGCCTGAAAAGAACGTGGTCAGCGATGCAGCCATTGAAAAGCTCAGTGATATCTTTATCAGTGAGTCTTTCGAATATCAGCGCGGATGGCACCGCGCCGGACTCCAGCACCGGATCCGCAACATCCTCAAATCACGTCAAATCGGGGCAACCTTTTACTTTGCCCGCGAGGCGTTTATTGATGCGCTGACCACGGGACGCAATCAGATTTTCTTATCAGCCAGTAAGGCACAGGCGCACGTTTTCAAAAACTACATTATCGACTTTGCCCGCCAGGTCGATGTCGATTTAAAAGGCGACCCGATTGTACTGCCGAACGGCGCACGGTTGATTTTCCTCGGCACCAATGTCCGCACCGCGCAGAGCTACACCGGCAATCTCTACCTGGACGAATATTTCTGGATCCCAAAATTCCAGGAACTGCGCAAAGTGGCTTCCGGCATGTCGCTGCATAAAAAATGGCGTAGCACCTATTTTTCCACGCCGTCGAGCTTGGCACACAGCGCCTATCCGTTCTGGTCTGGCGAACTGTTCAACAAAGGCCGCCGCAATAAGTCCGACAGAATTGACCTTGATCTTACCCACACGCACCTTGCGAAAGGCGCGCTGTGTGATGACGGGCAGTGGCGGCAGATTGTGACGGTGGAAGATGCGCTTTCAGGCGGCTGTAACCTTTTCGACCTGGATCAGCTGCAACTGGAATACAGCCCCGCAGAATACGACAACCTGCTGATGTGTGAATTTGTAGACGATCAGGCGTCGGTGTTTCCGTTCTCTGAATTGCAGGGTTGCATGGTGGACAGCCTGGAAGAATGGGAGGATTTCGACCCATACCTGGTACGCCCGTTTGCTTATCGCCCCGTTTGGATAGGTTACGACCCGTCACACACCGGCGACAGCGCAGGCTGTGCAGTGATCGCCCCGCCGTCCGTGCCTGGCGGCAAGTTCCGCGTGCTGGAGCGTCACCAATGGAAAGGCATGGACTTTGCCGCCCAGGCTAAAAGCATTGAAGACCTGACAAAACGGTTTGTCGTGGAATACATCGGCATTGATGCCACCGGCATCGGTCAGGGTGTTTTTCAGCTTGTTCAGCAGTTCTTTCCTGCTGCCAGAGAAATCAGCTACAGCCCCGAGGTAAAAACCAGTCTGGTATTGAAAGCGAAAGACACCATCAACTCAGGCCGCCTGGAGTACGACACCGGTCACACCGATATTACCGCCTCGTTTATGGCAATCCGTAAAACCATGACCGCCAGCGGAAGCCGTGCGACCTATGTCGCCAGCCGCAGTGAAGAAGCCAGCCATGCCGATGTTGCCTGGGCAATCATGCACGCCTTAGTCAATGAACCGCTGACCGCTGCCAATGGCGGGCAAAGTCCTAACATCCTGGAGTTTTATTAATGAGTAAGCGCAGATCCCGTAAAACGACGCAAACCCTGGCAGCACCAGCACAACAAGGGGCAGAGGTGTTCAGCTTTGGCGACCCGACGCCGGTTTTAGACCGTCGTGAAATTTTGGATTATCTGGAATGCACGGGAAATGGGCGCTGGTACGAACCGCCGATCAGCTTTGATGGCCTGGCTCGCAGCGTGCGCGCTGCGGTACATCACAGCAGTCCGATGTATGTGAAGCGCAACATTCTCGCCTCAACGTTTATCCCGCACCCGCTGCTAACCCAGCAGGAATTCAGCCGGTACGCGCTGGATTATCTGGTGTTTGGGAATTCATACCTGGAGCAAATTGATAACCAGCTAAATGAACCGCTGCATTTCAAAGCGAGTCCGTCAAAATATACGCGTCGTGGGGTAGAAGATGGCGTTTATTGGTTTGTGCAGCCTGGCCTGGATGCGCACCAGTTCGCGCCTGATAGCGTGTTTCATCTGATTGAACCGGACATTAATCAGGAATTATATGGCCTGCCGGAATACCTCAGCGCACTGAATTCCGCCTGGCTCAATGAGGCCGCCACCCTTTTCCGTCGCAAGTATTATCAGAACGGCGCTCATGCAGGTTATATCTTGTATATGACTGACGCGTCTCAATCCAGCACTGACGTCGATAAGATGCGGCAGGCCATGCGAGACAGCAAAGGCTTAGGCAACTTCCGCAACCTGTTTATGTATGCGCCAAACGGAAAGAAGGACGGGATCCAGATTCTGCCGCTGAGTGAAGTCGCCACCAAAGATGATTTTTTCAATATCAAGAAAGCCAGCCGCGACGACTTGCTAAGCGCGCACCGCGTTCCCCCGCAAATGATGGGCATTATTCCTGATAATGCGGGCGGCTTCGGTGATGTTGAAAAGGCGGCAAGCGTGTTTGTCCGTAACGAGCTGACGCCATTGCAGGAACGAATGAAAGAATTTAATGACTGGTGCGGTCAGGAAGTGATCCGTTTCAAACCCTACCAATTAAATTAAATCTCAAAATAATTTTTAAAGCCCCGCCAGTCGGGGCGATATTTTGGCGGCTCAAACCGTGCAGTAACCTTTTCCCACTCTATGCAATACTCCTCATAGCCATAGCTAAGGGCTGCATTCGCGCTTTCAAAAATCTGCTCAGGCTTTCTTTGCCACCCCGCCCCATGCTGATATCGCAGGATTTCAAATCCGTCTGAACATGGGCGTATGAGGTTCGTATAATCGGAAAAAAATTCCTGATCATCAAACCTGGGTATAGCCTCCCCTGGCTCCAGAAACACAAACAATGCCCCAATCTTTACTCGCCTCATTTTCACCCCTCCCCATCAGAGCGCCGCAGCGCCATTCTAAGAGCGTCTATTTACAAACACGCCCCAACTCACTCGCCTTAAGAAAGGCGCTCAGAATTGCGCTGACGCCCCAGATTTTATGGCTCTAGCCCCCTCTGCGCGCAATGCTATCCCCGCCTCGCCTGCCCGCTTTATAGGTCGCTTTTAATGCAGTTGCACGATCCATTCGGATCCTTGCCAGCACTGGCGGGAAGTATGGTTTTTGGCGACCTGATCGTCATGCAAAACAATGCGCGTTATGCATGCAGTAACCAGAAACAAACGCATACGCGACAATCAATGGATTTTTCCAAGCGCATTAGAGTTAAAAATAACTTTGAGCAACTCCTCATTTGCCGCCGATGCCATTTCTGAAATCCATGCAGTAACCAGTTCCCGCTCCTCTGCATCGCAGTCAACGCGAGTGGAAAGTTTTGCAATCAATGATATGCGTTCCAACAATACTGCCGTATGTAAAAAATCCATCTACCCCCCAAAAATACTGTTTGCTTATACAGTAATATAAAATCTTATGAGTATAATTTCCATATAAATCTATATGTTATTGAAATTGGTATACCTTAATTGACCACATCTTCCACTCATTGCAGCTTATCCAAATATCCCCAGGAGTCGGCATCTGGGAACGGATACTGTACAAACAGGCAATAAGGGGATTGAAAAGATTTTACGTAGAACAGAACTCGTGACGAGGTTAGCAGACGGGGCAACCATGTAAGACGGTGGAATGATAAACGAGGATTGGCAGTCTAAAAATTGAACTTATCAAAGGGGAACCCAAAATAACGATCTGAGTGTAAAGTTATGAGTACACACAAGTCACTTATGATAAGTAAACCACAGAGAAAATTACATGCTCAGAAGGTGTATAACCACCAGAAATTTATGGGAAAACCCTTTTCAGATTGACCGATGAATAAATATTCATAATATCGTTACCCTTTATCAAACTGACTGAACAGGGGGAGTGATGTTTGGCTGGAAATTAGTTTTGGGCATCCTGGCCTTCTCTATAGTTGGACTTGCACTATTTGGCTTCATTTTTTCATTAAATCAGCTATAGGATAAAATTTTTAGCTGGTGAACCATTTCACTGCTGCCAAATAATAACAAACCCGCTCAAGGCGGGTTTTTTATCACTTTCACTTATCTGCTCAGGCTCAGACCTTCATCGCTATCGTAAGTGTTAGCGCAATTATCGGCAATTAAAGCGCGGTAACATTAGCTGCGGACGGCCCTTTAGCGCCGTTCTCGATAGAGAACTCCACTTTTTGGCCTTCGTCTAAGGTTTTAAAATCGCTGCTCTGAATGGCGGAGAAGTGAACGAACACGTCCTTGCTGCCGTCTTCAGGAGTGATGAAGCCGAAGCCTTTTTCAGGGTTAAACCATTTTACTAAACCAGTCATTTTGTTAGACATAGATACTTCCTTTCATTTTTTTGAGCCGCTTATGCAGCTAAGATGGCCTGTTTTGCAGAGTTTTACTTATTGGGCACTTAGGAGGAGGCTCATGAAGAAGGGTATCTAGGGATAACGCTTGAACTGAGGACTGCTTTACTAAAACTGCTTTCATAAGGTCTGTGTTCCAAACCGATGCAATCATATTAGTCATGGAACGATTCAATAAGCAAGGATTAATTTTACTAATGGTAAGGCGTATGAAAAATCACCTACAAGCCCTGTAACTTACCATAGGAACGAAATTAACGAGATAATTCCCATGCCATATATACAATAAAAGCCCTGACCATTGCAGTCAGGGCTTTTAAGGTACTACAGACTTCAGATTTAACATTAATGGACTTAATAATAGTTACTGCTAATGGTATTTCTTTTAAATGTACACGTTTACTACAGTTAATATTGGGCGATAATAAAAATTTCCCTCCACTTACCGTCTGAATGTATTCCGCCAAACTTCTATACAACTCAAGAATGGCATTATAAACAAGTACACTTCCCCTGCGACATATACTATTGATGCGTGGCCTCACTTCCGTTGCGATAACACCCAAACTCTTTTAAAAATCGAATCGCAACAACAAATTATTACACATCATGGCCTTACATCGTCGCACTTACTTACTTACTTACTTACTTACTTACTTACTTACTTACTTAC